GAGTATATACATTAAATGGATATAATCATAAAGATGTATCACATAAATATTTTAGGCCTGGTAGAGAAGTAGTTGATATAAAAACAGGATATGTTGGTATAATAGAAGAATATAATGAAGGTCCAAGAACATTAAAAAAAATATATTTTCCGTCAATGGGAGAAACTAAATATATTTATACAAATTTATTAAGATTAAAAAAAAAGAATATTAAAAGTAAAATAATAGAACAAAAACAAATAACAGAAAAACAAACTGAAAAATATAATAAATATTTAGAAAAAAAGAAGAATGATACAGAAAAAAGAAGAAAAGAAAAAGAGGAAAAAAGGGAAGAAAGAATAAATATGAGGAAGGCAAAAAAATTATTGAGACAAGATATAAGTAAAAATATAGTATTTAGTGATTCAGATTATAATTTGTTAAAATCTGATTCAAATATTGTAAATGAGATAAATAAAGATAGATATTTGAAAATAAAAAATTTAAAAGAGAAAAATAAATTTAAATTAAGTCAAGATAAATTAATGATTGGATTAAATAAATTAACACAAGATGGAAGTACAGAACAATTATGTTTAAATATATCAAATAGAAGTGATTATTTAAATTTAGTTAAAAAATATATGAAAGAGATGTTATAAATTATATTTTTTGATATGTTTAATAGTTTGATGATAAGCATCTAAAATGGTATCATTTAAAATATGTTTAATAGAAAATTGTGTTATATCTAAATCAATAATTAATCTGATATTTCGTTTATCTTCTTTTTTATAATCTAATGTATTTACATTAAATAATTTGGTTATATAATCAATATAATCAATATTTTCATAATCAATATTTTCATAATCTATATTATTCTTTTTTAAATTGTTTTTAATTGTGGTTATGTATAATAATAAATAATTATCATATTTTTTATTTTTTAGAAAGGGGATATTGTTACTAATACCTCCATCTATATAATAATGATTGTTATATTTAATTGGTTTAAATATAATAGGAATGCAAGTGGAGATTTGTATAGCATCTATAACTGACATTTCTGGATTATTTTTATAAGATAAATATTCATTTTTGTGTAAAGACAAATTATATACTTTGACAATAAATTTAATTTTAGTTTTATTATATAAATCTATAAAACTAATATCATTTAATTTATATTTATAGTATAAACAAGTTTTTAAAAATATTTTAATATCATTATTATTGAATATTCCATTATTTATAAACATATCATTTAAATCAAAATTATTTAAATTGATAATATCTATATTTTGTAATAATTTATACATCATTGTATTATTAAAATTTAATAATAACATAAACCCAAATAAAGATCCAGACGAACACCCTATAATATTTTTAATATCTTTCATATTAAATAAATTATGTTCATATATAGCATATAATGAACCGATATATCCCATTCCTTTAGAAGAACAACCTGCTAAAATTAGAGTATCTATTTTCATAAATAGTTAATTAAATAGTTAATATATAAATTATTTTTAAAAATTTAATCAAACATATAATATATAATGTCGCAATTAAATATAAAAGATTTATATACGTCAGCAAAAAAAACAGAATTAGAAAAATATAAATTATTTGATGAAGTTTTAAAAAAATGTCATAAAAAAATAAAATTAAATGCAGATAATAAAAAAACAAACTGCGTATTCCAAGTTCCCCCTTTTATATTTGGAAAACCATTATATGATATTGATGAATTACAAGAATTTTTATTAAAATCTTTAAAAATGAATGGATTTGAAATAAAAAAATTAATGGAATATTATATATATATTAATTGGAATATAACTAAACCAGAAGTAAAAGAAAATAAAAAAGTAAAGAAAAAAGAAGATAAATCTTATAGAGCTATAGAAGATTATAATCCAAGTGGTATGTTTGTAAATAATCAAAAAGCATTAATGAATATAAAAGATAAATCTATTAAATTATTAGATAAATTTTAATAATCTTCTTCTCCAATTACAATCCAATCATTAACAAATGGTTTTAAATCTAAATTATCTTTAATTAATGATATATGAATTGATTTACTAGTTTTAATTATATTAAAAGCAAAATAGTTTTCTATAAATTTTATAATTCCTTTATGATTTAATTTTAAATAAAATATAATATTCTTATTATATTTTTTACTTTTAACATTTTTGGTCCTTGATAATAAATGCTGTATTAATTTATTAATTTCAAGGGTCCCATTTTCTTCTAATATAGATACAATGGTTTTGAAAGCAATTTCATCAATTTCAGATTTTGATAAATTCCACTCAAAATTTTCCCCCATTTTAATTTATATTATATATTTTTTATCAAAATATTAATTTATCCATAAAAATAATATCAAAAAATTATAATATATATAATATATTTATGGGTGATTATTCTCCAACTAAAAAAAAAAGAGGAAGAAAAAAATCTTTAAAAAAAAAGAACTTATCTAAAAAAAAATATAAAAGTTTAATTAAAAGAAAACAAAAGAAAAGTTTATCAAAAAAAGATAATGAAAAATTAGAAGATGAATTATATAGAAAGTTTTGTAGTTGTGTAAAAACTATTAAATATAGTAAAAAGGCACCTAAAAATAGTGAATATAGTATTTGTTTATATTCAGTATATAAACAAAGAAAATTAAAAGTGCCTGATAATGCTGTTAAAAATTGTAAAAAAATATTTAAATAATTTGAAATATCTAATTATAAAAAAGTAAATTAGATTACTCCTCTTTTTAAAATGGGTATTCGTGAAAATGATTTTGAACCCTTGCCTAATAGATCATCATCTGAATCATCTAAATCAGCGAACACATCTAGTAAACCAAATTATGAGTTAAGATTTAAAATGTGTTTATGTTGTGTTTGGATATGTATTGGTCTTATTGGTTGGTTATGTTATCTATATTATTCATCTGTTATGGAAGAAAGGGATGAAATAGATATTAGTAATACAAGTATTGCAGAACCACTGTTAGATAAAACAACAGATAAGCATGTAAATTGTACTCAAGAAAAACCTTGTAAATATACTTGTATTTATGTTAAGGAACATTTTAATAGAACTCCAGAAGATTGTAAATACACAGATTATTTTGGTATTATTTCAACAATTTTAGAAATATTAATTGGTATTGCTATATTAGGATGTCTATGTCCAAAACAACAAACATAGAATAATTAATTTATAAATAATTTGAAAATTTATTATTAAAAAAATAATAAAGAGCAATTAGATAATGTCTATCATACTAGATTATGGTTGTGGTAATGATGGATGTTATTGGACTGAAGACTATGATACACCGACAGAACAAAATTTTGGTTCAAAAGATAGAGGGAATACATTTATATTAAATTGTTGTCTGTTAATTCTACTTATAAACGGGTTTATATATTGTTGTATAAATATAAGTTCTGAAAAAAATATAAAAAGGGACAATTTTCTAAAATGTGTTTATTTAACTACATGTATATATATTTTTGGATATATTACATTACTATATTATAGAGATACAATTATACAAAGAAGTGTATGTGAATATAATTATTATTGTGAGATTGTAAATAATACTTTAATGTCCTATAAATATTATTATTTGACTGATACAGAAGAATGTTTAGATTATTCAGAATTATCAGATTTATATTTTGATAATAATTATGATAAACCGGATTATATTAATAATTATTGTGGAACAAGTGAATATGGATGTTGTAGAATAAATAATCGATGTGAATTTTCATTTACAACTGTGGATTTACATGAATATCATACAAATCCAACCGAAATATATAATAATTTTCTAAATGCGAATAGATATACTGGATACGCAAGTATAAGTGTATATAAAGAAAATGAAGAAGGTAGTAATTGTCCTACTATGAAAACAATTATATTAGATTATGTAAATAATATTAAAATACATTATATATATATTTCTGTTGTAATATATGTATTGATTATTATTTTAATATCATATATAATATATTGTTATTTAGATAATGAATATTTTGGACTAAATGATTTAGAACAGACGGATTTAGAAAGGGGAAATAGAAAACCAAAATCAATATTAAAAAATGGTAAAAGTAGTAATAGCAATAGTAAAAGTGAAGAAATGGTTACATTAAAAGGCGGAACTTAATTAAAAATAAAATTAAAGATACATATTTGGAGGAGGTAAATCATTATTTTTATGTTTATTTAATAAATTATCAATATCTTCTTCTGTAATAGTATAAGGTAATTTAAAATTATCAAAATGATAAGGTAATTCTATTTCAGATTGTTTTTTATCATCATTATATAGCATTTCAAACATATTAATTTTAGATACAATATTATCTAAACATCGTTTTAAATTTCTAACACCTTCTTCTTTTTCAGTATAATTTTCAATAATATATTTAATAATATCATTATTTATTTTAATTTTATTAGTATAATTGTATGTATTATATATTTGTTTTAATAAATAATCATTGGTAATATTTATTTTATCTTCTATTGAAAATCCTTTTGTTCTAATAACTTGCATTCTATCTTTTAAAATTCTATTAACTTTAGATTCATCATTAAAAGAGAATATAAATAATACTTTTGATAAATCTATATCTATTCCAGGAAAATATTTATCTTGATAACAATTATTTTGTGTTAAATCTGTGATATGTGTTAATAAATGTACAATTTCATCACCCTTAGTAGTATCACTTATTTTATCTAATTCATCAAAATATATAACAGGATTCATACATTTCATTTCTATTAATATATCTATAATTCTTCCCCATCTTGAACCTTCATATGTAAAATTATGACCATCAAAATAAGAAGCATCAGATGAACCACCTAATGCTATAAATGCGAATGGTCTATTAATTGCTTTTGATATACCTTCTTTAACTAATGTTGTTTTACCATTTCCCATAGGTCCTTGAAGTGCTAATATATTCCCTTGAGAATTCGGATTAGTAATCCATTTTGCTAATATTTGTAATATATTATTTTTAGCTTCAATATGACCATATATTGATTCATTTAAAATTTTATTACTATTTTTTAAAAAATTTTTTTTTTCTATAGAAGAAGAGCTAAAATTAATTGGTATATTAGAAAATGTATCAAATGGAATTTTAACTAATGCAGAAATCCATTGTTCTAATTTATTATATTCTCCAGAACTTGAATCAATCCCTTCTAATTTATTGATAGAATTAATAGCAATTGATTTAATTTTAACATTCATATTAGAATTTAAAATCTTAAATTTTAATGGAATATGAGTACTATTAATTTTATTAATATCTTTTAATTCATCTAAATATTTAATTTTTGTTTCCACATTTAATTTATGGAAATATTCAAAATTACTATCTTCTGGATTAACATTATTTTCTGTTAAATTTTCATATTCATAATCATATTCATCTGTATTATCTTTATAATTATCATATTCTTCATAATCAGAATCACTATTATCACTTGAATCAATACTTGAATCAATACTTGAATCAATACTATAATCATCTATATCTTTTTTATCATCTATATCTTTTTGTGGATATTCAATTTGAGTTATATTTATGTTCTTGTTCCTCTTTTTTAATTGATTATTGGCTGATTTAACAATATAATTTATAAACAATTCTTCTATTTTTAAATTATTTTTCTTTTTTTTATTTTTTGGATTATCTTCTACATTGTATATTTTTCTTTTTCTTAATTTATTAAGTTCTTCATTTAACATACTTCTATCAAATTCATCATCACAATCATAATCTATTAAATCTTTAATATTACCAAATTCATCAATATCATCTAAATCAATATTATCATTTGGATTAGGATTATTAGGCATTCCAATTATATCATTATTTTTTTTTTTAGAACGAGTTGTCATGTTATGAATATTACTCATAATTTAATCATTAAATAGATATTTTTTTATTTAATTAAATTTATTAAATTTGATTTTTTTTTAAAAAACTTAAAAAAAAAACAATAATATTAATATATAATTAATATTATATGGCTACTATAACAGAACCAATAATAAAAAATATAAATGGAATCCAATTTAGTATTATGAGTCCAGAAGAAATAGAAAATAGATCAGTAGTAGAAATAGTAAAACATGATACTTATGAAAAAAATGTTCCAGTTATAAAAGGTTTATTTGATCCAAGAATGGGGGTTACAGATATGGGGAAAACTTGTAAAACTTGTGGTCAAAAAAATATAGATTGTCCAGGACATTTTGGTCATATTAAATTAGCAAAGCCTGTATATCATTATCACTTTATAAATACAACTGTAAAAATATTAAATTGTGTATGTTTTAGATGTTCTAAATTATTAATAAATAAAGAAGATTATAGTTCAAAAGAATTATTTAAAAAACCTGCAAAGAATAGATTTGATGAGATTTATAATATATGTCAAAAAGTAAAAGTATGTGGTCATAAAACAGACGAAGGGTGTAATGCCGTTCAACCAGAAAAATATAAACTAGTAGGATTAGAAGGTATAAGTACAAAAATAGGAGATGAAGAATCTATTATAGATATTGAATATGTTAAAACATTGTTAGAAAAAATAACAGATGAAGATGCTAGATTTTTAGGATTTTCAGAAAAATGGTGTAGACCAGAATGGTTAATATGTAGTATTTTACCTGTACCTCCACCATCTGTTAGACCATCAGTTAAACAAGATAATTCACAAAGAATGGATGATGATTTAACACATAAATTATCTGATATTGTAAAAGCAAATAATAGTTTAAGGCAAAAAATTGATTTAGATTCTAGAAAAGAAGTGATAGATGATTGGTCTAAATTATTACAATATCATGTAGCTACTTTAATTGATAATGATATACCTGGATTAGCTCAGGCAGCTCACAGATCTGGTCGTGCATTAAAATCTATTAGACAAAGATTAAAAGGAAAAGAAGGAAGAATTCGTAATAATTTAATGGGTAAAAGAGTAGATTATTCAGCAAGAAGTGTAATTACACCTGATCCGAGTATAGAGTTAGATGAATTAGGTGTTCCTATTAAAATAGCATTAAATTTAACATTTCCAGAAGCAGTTACTAAATTAAATATTAAAAAATTATCAAAATTAGTTAAAAATGGAGCAAAAAAACATCCAGGAGCAAAAACAATTATTAAAAGGGATACAAATATTAAAATAACAATTCACGAAAATAATAAACATAGTATTGATTTAGAATTAGGAGATATAGTTAATAGACATTTAATAGATGGAGATTTTGTATTATTTAATCGTCAACCATCACTACATAAAATGAGTATGATGGGTCATAGAGTTAGAGTAATGAAAGGAAATACATTTAGATTAAATATTAGTGTTACTCCTCCATACAATGCTGATTTTGATGGTGATGAGATGAATATGCATGCTCCACAATCAATATCATCTGTTGCAGAATTAAAATATATAATGTCTGTTAATAAACAAATAATTTCACCAAGAGAAAATAAACCAATTATAACAATTGTTCAAGATACATTATTAGGTATTAACAAATTAACAAATTATTATAAAATTCCTTATATTGTTCCTAAAAAAAATGATTTATTATATATTAATAATACAAATATATTACCTATAAAACCAATTTCAGGTAAAGTGGGTAAAGTAGATGAAATTATAGTAGAAGCATCTTATTTTACAAAATCACAATTTATGAATATAATTAGTAATTTATCAACATTTGGAAGAAAGATAGAAAAAGGAGATTTAACATATAGATTAAAAGATGTTGATATTGAATTATGGTCTGGTAAACAAGTAATGAGTTATATATTGCCAGAAAATTTAAATTTAGAAATGGAAAATGGATCAGGAGATGATGATACAAATATTACAAATTTTGTAAAAATATTGAATGGAGTAGTTAAACAAGGTGCATTTGATAAAAGTTTATTTACAAAAATGTCAAAAGGATTAATTCATACAATTTATAATGATCATGGTCCTGAAAGAACAAAAGATTTTATAGATGATTTACAAAAAATTGTATCTTATTATTTATTAATAGAAGGTTTTAGTGTTGGTATTAGTGATATGATTGCTGATAAAGCTACTAATAAAGCATTAAATAATGTAATTAAGAAAACAAAAGAAAGTATAAATGAAATAACTCAAGAATTACATCTTAATATTTTTGAAAATTTTTCAGGACAAACAAATCAGGAATATTTTGAATCAAAAGTAAATTCAATTTTAAATAAAACAACAAATGAAACAGGTGATTTAGGATTATCTAATTTAGATCCAAGAAATAGAGCAACAACAATGATTAAATCTGGTTCAAAAGGTAAAGCAATGAATATAGCTCAGATGGTTGCTTGTTTAGGTCAACAAAATGTTGATGGAAAAAGAATTCCATTAGGATTTAATAAAAGGACATTACCTCATTATACAAAAGATGATGATTCATCTGAAGCAAGAGGTTTTGTAGAAAATTCATTTATATCAGGTCAAACACCTCAAGAATATTTCTTTCATGCTATGGGTGGTAGGGAAGGTTTAATTGATACAGCAGTTAAGACATCTGAGACAGGATATATTCAAAGAAAATTGATAAAAGCAATGGAAGATTTAAAAGTAAATTATGATTATTCGGTAAGAAATAGTTCTGATATAATAATTCAATTTATTTATGGAGATGATGGAATGGATTCTTGTTTAGTAGAATCACAACCATTAATTATTCCAAAATTAACAACAGAAGAAATGTGTAAACAATTCTTATTTGAGGAATCATTTGATTGGTCTAAAGTATTAGAAGATGATGTAATTAAAGTTATGAAAAAGACAAAAAATTATAAAAAAATGTTAGAAGAAAACTTTAAAGAGTTATTAGATGATAAATATTATCTATTAAAATTATTTAATAATAGTATTGAAAATAATATATTTTATCCAGTACATATAAATAGAATAACAACAAATATAGTAGGATTAAATAATAAAAATAAATCAGATATATCTCCAATAGAAATAATTAATAAAAATAAAGAGTTAAAAGAAAAATTATATATTAGAGATGATTTTAAAAATAATAAAATAATGCATATTTTAATTAATATTCATTTATCTCCTAAATTATTGATAAATAAATTTAGAATTACAAAATCTCAGTATAGTGAATTATTAGAAATAATAACAAAACAATTTTATAAATCAAGAATATCACCTGGTGAGATGGTTGGAGCAATTGCTGCACAGAGTATTGGTGAACCAGCTACACAAATGACATTAAATACTTTCCATTTTGCAGGTGTAAGTGCTAAATCAAATGTTACTCGTGGTATTCCAAGATTAAGGGAATTATTACATATTACTAAAAATCTAAAATCTCCATCTGTAAAGATTATATTAAAAGAAAAATATGGAAAAGATAGAAAAATATGTGATTATATTAAAAATAAATTAGAATATACAACTTTACGAGATATTATAACTGAAAGTGATATACATTTTGATCCTAAAAATGATAAATATGAAACAAGTATAGATGAAGATAAAGAATTTTTATCAATTTATAAAGAATTTTTAGATTTAGAATATGAAGATGATAGCGAAATGATAGAAACAAATCCATGGATTATTCGATTAAAATTTGATAAAAATATTATTTTAAGAAAAGGTTTAACTATGGAAGATGTTTATTTAGCAATTAATAATTATGATATAAATAATAAATATAAATTTATATATTCAGATGAAAATTCCAAAATGATAATTGGTAGAATATCAATAAAAGAATTTCAAAATATTAAACCAGATAAACTAATGAATGGATTATATGATCAAACAGATACAATTAGTATTTTTAAAGATATGGAACAAGATTTATTAGATAATGTAGTTATTAAAGGTGTTAAAAATATAACAAATATAGTTATGAGTGAAGAATCAGTAGATAAATTAGTAGATAAAGAAGTTGTTACAGAAAAAAGATGGATATTAGAAACAGATGGAACTAATTTATTAGATATATTTGCTTCTAAATATGTAGATAGTTATAATACGACTACAAATGATATTATTGAAATATATGAAACACTTGGAATAGAAGCAGCAAGAAATAAATTAATTGAAGAAATTAGAGGTGTAGTTGAATACGAAGGTTCATATATTAATATTAGACATATTGAATTACTATGTGATATTATGACATCTACCGGTATATTATTATCTATTAATAGACAAGGTATAAATAGAGGAGATTCAGGTCCATTAGCAAAATGTTCTTTTGAAGATACAACAGACCAATTAATTAAATCTTCCTTATTCGGTGAAGTTGATAAATTATTAGGAGTATCAAGTAATATTATGATGGGACAAAAAATAAAAGCAGGAACAAATAATTGTGAATTATTATTTGATGAAAATAAATACATAGAAGAAATATCAAAAATATCAGATGTACCAGAAGATATTAATATTATGAATCAAGATATTGATAGTATGTTTGAAGATGATAAAGATGAAGAAACTTATGAATATTGTAATGATGATGATTTTAAATTTTCTATAGAATAATTTACATATCTAATATATCCTCAATACTTTTATCACATTTAGAAGATAAATACATAAAATTATTTTTTTTTATTCTACCACTTATTATATCATTTCTAACTGCAGTACAATCTGGAATTAGAAATTCTGTAATATCTACATATTCTTCTTTTGGTTTATCAATTGTTTCAGGTAATTCAGGTAATTCAGGTAATTCAGGTAATTCCATTTGTTCTGGCGGTGGTTCTGGTGGTAATTCTATTGGTTCTGGTGGTAATTCTATTGGTTCTGGTGCTAATTCGGGTGGTGGTTCTGGTGCTTCTATTTTTTCTTCTGGTGGTTCTGGTGGTGGTTCTATTTTTTCTTCTGGTGGTTCTGGTGGTGGTTCTGGCGGTGGTTCTATTTTTTCTTCTGGTGGTTCTGGTGGTTCTATTTTTTCTTCTGGTGGTTTTGGTGCTTCTATTTTTTCTTCTGGTGGTGGTTCTGATGGTTCTGGTGGTTGTTCTATTTTTTCAGGATTATCTATTATATTTATTGTTTTTGAAATAATATTTTCTTTATCTTGTTGGGAATTAATACTTTTACCTCCAAAATAATCTTTAATTTGGTTTGATTTAATACAATCTGTATCTAAATTAATTTTTAAAATATCTCCTTCATCAAGCTCATAAGGTTGTTCTACTAAAACATCGCATTCATTTTTATATGCAGGTCTAATTATCATTTGTTGTGGTTGTTGCGGTTGCTGGATTTGTTGCGGTTGCTGCATTTGTTGCATTTGTTGCATTTGTTGTTGCATTTGTTGTTGCATTTGTTGTTGCATTTGTTGCTGCTGCATTTGTTGTTGCTGAATTTGTTGTTCCATTTCTAATTTTTTCATTTCTAATTCTTGTTGCATTTGCTGTTGTTGTAATTCTTGTTGTTGCATTTGCTGTTGTTGTATTTGCTGTTGTTGTAATTCTTGTTGTTGCATTCTAGGATCATATGATTGATTTACTGAATTGTCTTCTAATAATTCTGTAATTTGTCCAAATATACCTTTTTTTTCAGAAACATTATCGGGATTTGTAGATTTATCTTGTGGAGAAGTTGATTGAGATGTTTCTTGAGGTTTTGGTTGAGATGTTGATTTTTTATCTTGTTGAGGTGTTTGTTGAGGCGTTTGTTGAGGAGTTTGTTGAGGTGTTTGTTGAGGCGTTTGTTGAGGAGTTTGTTGAGGCGTTTGTTGAGGAGTTTGTTGAGGCGTTTGTTGAGATTTTGGCGTTTGTTGAGGAGTTTGTTGAGGCGTTTGTTGAGGCGTTTGTTGAGGTGTTTGTTTAGATTTTGATGTTTGTTGAGATTTTGGAGTTTGTTTAGATTTTGGTGTTCCTCTCATTCTTTTCATTAATCTGCCTATTTTACCTCCAACCTGTTCTTTATTTTTTAAGGGTTTTGTATTTAATTTTTTAACATTATCAATTTTATCAATTTGATTTTGTTTTAATTCTTGTAATTTATTTAATTGGAGTTCTTTATTTAATTTTAAATTTTTTTTATTTTGTTTTAATTCATTATTTTTTAGTAAAATATCTTTGACAATTTTTGTTTCATTATTATATAATCTAGTAGATTCTAGTATTATATATTTAGCTAAAAATATTAATCTATATTCACAATAAATTAAAATTAATATTTTATCTGATATTTTAATATTAATATCTCTATTTTTTAAAAAATCTTTATAATCTGCATTTAAATATAATAAACAATCCCCTGAACAATTATTTAAATATTCATTCCAATTATCAAATGATACAGATTTAGATATAATACTAAAAAATCCGTGTGGGTCATTACTACATTCAAGTATTTTTCTTTTAAAAATATCTTTTAAATATTGATTATCTTTTAATTCGTCTAAATATTTTTTAATTTTATAATAATTTAGGGGTAATTTATTTTTTTTCATATAATCATTGACATTATCATTAAAATCACTATCTAATTCATCAATATTTAAAATAACATTATACCAATTAATATTTTTATTTGAGTATTCAGAACAATTTATAATGTAATTTAATATATTAAAATATTCAGATTTTTTATATTTTTCTATACATTCAAAATTATTATATTTTTTGTCAATATTTTCAATTTCCTCTTTTAAATTTAAAATACTATCATTAATTTCTTTTAAATTTTTATTATAATTATTAAGAGCTTCTAATTTAATTTTATTAATATTATCTTTTTCATAAATTTGTCCTTTTTGTATTTTTTGAATATTATCTTCAATTGTAATATTATTAAATTTATTCAAATCTGAATTTAATACTAATGAATTTTCTACATTTTTAATATTATACAAATTTTTTATAATTTCTAAATCAGATAAATTATTTTCTTCTGCTATTTTTAATAATGTTTTATGATCTACTAAATTTAAATAAATATTAAATAATTTTTCATCTAATACAATATTTGTTTTTGGTAAATATAATATCTGATCCATATCAAGTAATTGTTTTGTAATATCTAAAAGTAAAATAGACATATATTATATATATATTATATATAGATAATATTAATATAATTTGATTTATTATTTAAAAATTAAATAAAATTAAATTTAAAAATAAATCTATAATTAAATTTAATATAAAGCATGATTACAATTTCAAAAGGTATATTTGATTATTTAATAAAAAGGAAAATTAAATATGTATTTGGATATTCAGGTGGAGCCATTCTTCCGTTATTGAATGAATTAAATAATGATACCACTAAATTAAAATTTATAAAAAATTCAACCGAACAATGTTCTGGTTATGTAGCAGAAGGTTATAGTAAATCATTAAATAAATCACAACCAGGTATTATAATAAGTACATCAGGACCAGGAGTTACAAATTTAATCACACCATTACAAGATGCTTATAATGATGGTATTCCATTAATAGCTATAACAGGACAAGTACCAACAGAAGTAATTGGAACAGATGCGTTTCAAGAATGTAATGCGATAGAATTAACAAGGGCTTGTACAAAATGGAATAAACAATTAAATGAAACAGATGATATATTTCTAGTAATGGATTTAGCATATAATATTAGTATGTCTGGTAGAAAAGGACCAGTTCATATAGATATACCAAAAAATATAATGAATATAAAAACAAAAAAATCTATTATAAAACATTTTGATGATTTAGATAATATTAGACTAGTTAATAAAAGTAATCCATATAATTTAATGAATAAATTACATACTATGATAACTAAGATTAATAATTCTAAAAAACCAATTATTATAGCAGGTCAAGGATGTAATCATTTATCAAATGAATTAAATCATTTAATAACTAGATTACAAATACCCATTACAACTACACTACATGGAGTTGGATGTTATAATGAATATAATGAATTATCTTTAGAATGGCTCGGTATGCACGGAAATCCAGCAGCAAATTATGCTGTTCAGGAATCTGATTTAATTATAGCTATCGGAACTAGATTTGATGATAGAACAACTGGAAATATTAGACAATATGGATTAAATGCTATAAATAATCAAGGTATTATTCATATTGATTCATCTTTATCACAGATTATAAAAGTGCGTAAATTATTTGAAAAATATTATAATAATGTAAAACATTTTTATACACCAATTAATACAGACACCAGATATATATTAAATGAATTAAATAAAAGTATAATAAATCCAGTAAATATAGTATGGTTAAGAAGAATTGAATATTTAAAAAGTAGATATAATTATAATTATAATGAATGTCCAACAGCATTAAAAGGTCCTGATGTAATAAAATCATTAAACAATTGGTTAGATAAACACGATATAAAAAAAGATACAATAATAACAACTGGAGTAGGTAATCATCAAATGTGGACAGCTCAATACATTAAATGGAAATATCCAAATAAATTAATAACATCTGGATCATTAGGTACGATGGGAGTAGGAGTACCATTTGCTATTGGTTGTAAATTAGCAAATCCAAAAGCTAATGTTATATGTATAGATGGTGATAGCTCTTTTAATATGACAAGTAATGAATTACAAACTATTTTAGAGAATAAAATACCTATTAAAATTATTATATTAAATGATAATAGACAACAAATGGTTTATATTTGGCAAAAATTATTTCATAATAATAATATAATTGGAACAGAAAATATAAATCCAAATTATGAATTACTAGCAAAAAGTTATGGATTAGATACAATAACTTGTAATAATAAATCATCAGTAGATAGTTGTATACAAAAAATATTACTAAATAAAAGAGCAATTATAGGTATATTTAATATTGAACCTGAAATGTGTTTTCCACTTGTTGCTCCAGGTAAAGCATTAGATGAGATGATAATGAATAATGATGATATTAATAAAATAGATAATAAACAAAATGCTCCAAATTAATTTATATTTAATTTATATTTAATTTATAT